TTCCGTCTTGCATTATCTTGATGCGGGCTTCTTCTTGCCTAAATAGGTCGTCTTGGATTTGTCGCTGGTGGTCTCTGTTAGCTTTTTCGGTGTCGAACTCTGGAAGGGTTTCTTTTTTGGCTTTTGTTGTGGCTTTCTTGCTTTGCTCGTTGTACTCGCCTTTTAGCTTTTCATCAATAATCTTTTTTTCCTTTTGTAGTTTGTCTAATTCGTCTTTGTCGTTTTGCGTTTGACCTCCTTTTGATTGTATAGCACTTATTTTTTCTGCTAATTCCTTTTGTTTGACAAGTAATTCATTACGTGTGTCAATGATTTTATTACGCTCTTTTTCAGCATCTGCTAATTGCTTTGATTTACTAATAATTAGACCTAAATCAGCATCAGAAAAGTTTTCATAGCCCGTAGTGGCAAGCGGCGATAGGGTGGTTTTGCGTATATCCTGTTTTTCGCCTTCTTTTAAAAGGTTTTGGTTTTTAGCCTGCTTAGCGTTGTGTCTACGGTTGTATTCCTCAATCATCAGTTTGCGCTCTTTGGCTTGCTCATCGGCTGATAGTTCGGCTATATCATCAATGCGTTTGAGGGTAGATTGCCAAGCGTGCTGCTTGCTGGCTTTGTCTATCTGAATATTTATGCCTTGTATTTGTTCTTTGTAATTGGCTATATCTACGGGATTGGCTGCTGTTTTTAGTTTTGCTTCTAATCCGTTTCGTTGTACTTTCAGACGCTCAATATAGGCTTTATCCATTTGGAGGTCTTTGTTTTTTTGTGCGTTATTGACCTCTTTTAGTGCATTAGCAATGTTGCGAATGAGTTCCTCTTCGGTTTTGTACTTACTGAATATATCGGGATATATATCTTTTAGCTTATTGAGGGCATTTAAGCGTTGCCCTTTGGCTGCATTTTCGTCTTTTACTACCTCGATGAGTTTGTCGATTTCGTTGCGTTCCTCTTGTAATAGGTTCTTTTGGCGTTCTTGTTCTTCGTTGAAGGCTTTTTGTGCTTTTTCCGCTACGGATACTTCTTTGTTGAACAATAACATATATGACACGAGCCCTACTAAGGCAGTAGCAACTAACACATAAGGATTGGCTTTCATAGCAGCATTGAGGGCTTTGGTGGCTGTTGTTGCTATATTGGTAGCGGTGGTTTGTATGCCTTCGGCGATGGCATCGGCACGAGCCGCTACTGCCCAGCTGCGTGTAAGGGTGATATTGACAATAACAGCTGCCCTGTATGCTCCGTAGGTGGTGATGAGCCCTGCGATGATTTTGCCGAGTGTTTGGTAGTTTTCTACTAAATAGGCTACTCCGCTAATAGCTCCTGATACGACTCCCTCGCTTGCCTTTCCTATTTCGTTGAGCATTTGGTCGAAGTTGTCTTGCAGGTTGGATATTTGTCCGCCTAACGACTTGCTTTGCTCTGCCATTAGGTTGAAGAACAATCCGCCTTCGTTGGTCATATTCTTGATAACGGCTTGTATTTCAGGGAAACCTATTTTGCCCGCGCTAACCATATCTTTGATTTCGGTTTCGCTCTTGCCTACGACTTTGCTTAGTTCGGCTATGATGGGGATACCGGCATTCATAAACTGATACAAATCATTAGCGAATAAACGCCCTTGCGCTTTCACCTGCCCATACACGTGAATGAGTTGTCCCATAGGTACGCCTAATCCAGCAGCGACATCACCCATTCGTCGGAGGGTCTCGGTTACTTCTTCAGCGGGTACTTGAATAGCAAGTAAGCGTTTAGCCCCTTCAGATACTTCTTGTAATCCGAAAGGGGTTTTAGCAGCTAAATCAGTCATTTGTGCCATTAGTTCGTTGGCTTTTTCCTTGCTTTTGAGCATAGTGCCAAAGGATATTTCGAGCTGCTGAAATTCGGAGCGTACGGCTACCATTTGACTGATGAAGGATTGCGCGCCTTGCAGGGTGAAATAGGCGGTTGCGCCTTTGATGAGGTTCTGCCATACATCGGCTTGCTTTTTGCCCTCTTCAACGGCTTTGCGTGTCATTTGCTCGAATTGCTTTTTGATTGCCTCGACATCTTTTTGTATTTGTGATTGGTCGGCTCTTACTTGGAATAATAGGGCTCCGTCTTGTGGTTGCATATTAGATAGGTTATTGGGTGAATTGTTTTATTCCTTTGAGAAAATCGGCATAGGAGGTGCGTGTTTCTGATTTCTGTGGGGCTTTTTTAGTATCCTTGTCATAGTCATAAGAGGGGATAACGGCACTGTAAAGCATTACATTGGCATAGCTTATTTCTTTTAGCACGTAGTTGAAGGTTAGTCCGTACTGTTTGGCGAATGAGCCTACAAGTCCCCAGACGCTGTCGTTTCGTTCTCCACTTCCTTCGTTGGTTTGGTTATCATCATTCCTTTGAGGGAAGTGGTAATGACGAAAAAAGCGCGTATATCTATTTGTCCTAACACTTTAAAGAAGGCGGCTGATACTTCGGTAATGGGGGTGTTAATGAGTTTTTTTGCCAGCATTTCGCCTTTGGTTACGTTCTTCTTTTTGCGCCAAAACTGCCATTTAGGATAGGTAACTATTTCAGTGAATTTTTTGCCTAATAGAATTACTGCTATAGCCCACGCTATATTCTCATATTCTTCGGCATTGTGTATGATTGAGCCTAATATATTCCCCTCGTTAATGGTGTCAGTGGGTATTTTGCTGATGTACTTTGAAGCCCTTACGAGAGTAAAAATAGAGGGCGGAGCGACTTGGTACGCTTCGCCCCCAATGGTTACCGCTGTAGGTTCTTCAAGTAGGGTTTGTGCTACTTGTTCTTCCATAGGTTATGCTACTTTTTCGATGGTTAAAAATGGTTTACCAGGGCCAGGGCTAAGGATAGTAATCTCAAGTTCGAGGTTATACCCTTCTGACTCGCTAAATGCTAAAGTAGCCGCAACAGAGCAGTATGGTACATCTACTTTTTCTGCTCCTGACACTTTAGGAACGAGCGATACGGATTGTTTTTTGCTTGATACGAAAGAATTTACAGCAAGTTTGTCGCCTGTTTCTGTTATGTCCCAAACTTCAGCAAGTAAAGCCTTGTTAAGGTTCTTGGCGGTACATTTGATTTTCAATGTAGGTTCGCCCTTCATTTGGTCAATGGTTTTACCTCCAATAGCTACCCATTTATACACTTTTCCGTCTTCTTTTTCCCAAGAAAGACTATCTTCTTTGATTATCCCTAATGTTTTTAGGGTTGTTGCCATAGTGTTTCCTGCTCCTGGTGTACCGAATTTAACTTCTACTTCACCCCAAGCGGTGGCGTTATTGTCTACGTATGCCATAATCTTTAATTATTAAATGTGTTATATCTGAATTTTACTTTTGCGTTGATGAAAAACTGCTTAATATCTGTGTCCTCAAAGGTTTGTATCATCTGGTGAAGTTGCAACTTGTAATTGTGTAAGGCTGTTTTAGCTTCTTCAATGATAGGCATTAAAGCACGCTCGATAGCATCACAACGTACAAAGTTTTTCCTATACTGATTATCGTTATTTTTGACCGTAGGAACAAAGATATTGATGTTAATTACCCCCGTTTGATATTGACCATCTAAGCCAGTAAGGAATGCTATTACACAATCCTCTTTTTGTGAGTTCAAAGGGCGTACCCCTGAGCGGTATGTTTGCCCATTGATAAGGGGATTTATCTTGCCCTTAAAGTACTTATAAATATCGGCTTCTATTTGCGAGGCTGTTTTTTTCATTGCGATAATGCGTTTAGGAGTTTTGGAACTTCCTTTTCAGCTAATAATTCAGCTGATGAAAGTACATTGTAATTGCGTGCTTCTACATAAGCGGCGTACTTCATTCCTGCTACCACTACCAGTACAAAACCTTTTGGATATTGAGATACTACTTTGTTAATGAATGTTTCACCCTCTGTTTGTCCATTACCTCCTGACTTGGTGAGCTTAAAGCCTCCTTTTTCAATGGGTTTGCCGTCTTGTAGTACTACATAGCCTATTGAGGAGCGAAGGTTGCCGGTTTGGTCTTGATAGCTTCCGTGCTCACGAGCTTCATTGATACACTTTTCACCTACAATACGTAGGATACGTACTATTTTCTCTTGGTATAGGGCTATTTTCTGCTGTAGCATACGCTCTATATCGTTAGGGGTGAATTGTGGTGTTATCATACGAATATACGGCAATGAAAGTAATCTCTTGAAAATCGTATTACTTGCTTTTCGAGGCGAATATTTCCCTCTACATCTACTACTTGCAAGGTTGTACCCGCTTCTATTTTGGGTGTATCTTTAGGAGCATAGATAGTAGCAGTACATTCAAATATTTGTCCGTCTACTTTGCTTATCTTTTGTCCTGCTCCTGCTATCTCATCACGACACACGCCTACTTCCTCCCAAGTTATAGGGTAGGTAGGGTAGGTAGGTATACCGTCATCGTTGATAGTAGGGTTTTGTGATACTTTCACCTTCAATAGGTACGGGTATATTTTCATTTCCTTGCAGTATTTTAGAATAAGTGAGTAATATCTCTTACAGTGGCTTTTTCCTCTAACAAATTAACCCTACCGAGTTGCTTACAAAGCAAATTGTAAAAGGCCGTAATAGCTGATTTGTCATAAGAAAAAGATAAACCACCTTCAGAAAAGGACACTGGTCGCAATAAGAGTTCAGGAATAAGATTGTAGAAAAACAGCTTTGTCTTTCTCTCATTCTCATCGTTGAACTCATCAGAAAGCCCCAATCCTACTCGTTGCATTTCGGCAACAAGTAGGGTAGTGGGGTATTCCACGTTCCATAGTTTCAGTTTCTCATCTATGTACGCTTGTGCGGTCATCTTAGAACTTTGTTTTGATGATGAGTTTGCGCTTAGAGTCGTTCAATACTGGCGTAGCGAACGCTGTGGCTTTGGTAGATACTGATATAGGGTCTTGATGCCCAAAAGTATTTACCAAAATGAAGTTATCCTTAATAGATTTGCTCATCACATCGGCAAAGTCCATTGTGAACTCGGTAGTAGTGGTATATTGGGTACTACCCAACAATGCTGAAGTAGAGAATAGTACGTTACCCTCTTCCCAACCATTAGCCACGGTTACTTCTCCGTCTTTGCCCTCAAAGCTGACGAAAGACTCCCATACTTTGATAGTAGGTAATCCACGTTCAGCAAGTTCGGCGTTGAGTTGTTCCAAACGTACCTCAGGCAAAATGGTAGTAGCGTTGATAGGAACACCTAACACAAAAGCACGTGTGTTTTTGTTCTTCAATACCTGATTGAGAGTGGCACGGCTCATAGTGATAGTGGTATAGCTATACCCTTTGCCTTTAGCTTCCTCTTGGTATTTTTCGATTTCCTCTATAGGGTTAGCATCAGCATCTGCCCATTTCTTGAGTGCGTTTTGTGTTTTTACTTTGAAGTCTACCGATACATTCACCACTCCACCATTATTGGTAGTGGTAGTTTTGTATTTACCAGTAGATACAAGTTGTTTAGCCATCCATTCCATACGAGCATTGATACCGTCAATACAAAAACGAGGGTCTTCGTATATCTTTTCAATAAGCTGGTTTTTGATACCCGCATTAGTAGGGTTCGCATTTACCGCATAACGGAGTTGCTGAATGGTTAGGAGGTCTTTTTCGTTCAAATCACGGGCGATTTCTACTTTTGGTATTTCGCCTTTGATGTTTTCCACAAAATCACGCCCTTTGCGTGGTGCTTTTGAGCCAATAGCCACGATGTCCGCCATTATTTTAGCCCCGTCAGCCCCTTCAATATTAGAATAAGTAAGAAAAGGATTGTACACCAAAGGAAAATATTCGCGGTAGCGCAAATCTCCTAATGGGTAGGCTTGGATAATAGCATTCATATTAGCCTGAGAAAACTCGGTAATAATGTTGTTTGCGTTGATATTCATCTGCTTTTAAATTTTTAAGTTATTAAATGAATGAGATACGAGGCAAAGTAGTGCGTAGGAATGCCACGCCTGCTTTTTCTTTGTCGGGTAGCGCGTCTTTGCGTGCTGTTCCTGCCATTACGACTGCTACAAGTGGCATATCGTCAATGACTACATCGTGAGCGGTTAGCCCCAATGCTCCTGCGGTATTGGTTTGTGAAAGTGTTTCATTCACTACCTTGAACGTACCATCGGTGTGAGGCATTAAGAGTGTGCCTGCGGGTACTACGCCGTCAGTGAAGCGTGCCTTGGCACTGGTAGGGTCTATTTGTACTCCACCAGGGTAGGTAGCGTCCACTTGGTCAAATATGACTATTTGGCGACCTGCTTTGTCTGAAATTTGGACTTGTTTCATAAGAGTTTACTGTTTTTTGAAAGTTTCATTAATATACGCTTGTACATCAGCGGATACTCCATTGTTGTCTTTTCCTCCACCTAATACTGAACCTGATAGTGATGATAGTTGCGTGTTAGTTTGTGCTTGCAAAAACGCTTGCTCATCGGCTTTTAGTTCGTTTACAAAGGCGTTCATTTCTTCATCGTCTTTGAAAGTACGCCCTAAGTGATGTTTGTAGAATGGTTCTGACACCCCCTGCGTTTTGAGTTGGTTTAGGAAACGTTCCTTAGCACTTTGTTGTTGCTTCTCTTCTTGAAAGGCTGCAATGGTTTCATTTTGTTTTTTTACAGCTTCCAAAAGACCTTTTGCCCACTCTGGCATTTCATCAGGTTTAGGCTCTTTTGGGGGAGTAGGTGGGTTTTGAGGCTTTGGATTAGATTTAGCCCTTTCTTCTTCAAGTTCTTTCTCTAACTTTTTGCGGGCTTCTTCTGCCTTTGAAAGGCTGGTTCGCCCTTTGTCTGCTACTGATTGCAATAGCTTAACCTCATCTTCAACTCCTTTGACGGCGTTTTCAATTTCGCTTTCTTCTTTAACCGCATTCGCTAATCGGGTAGCGATTGCTTTTAAAATAGTTTCGTCCAACCCCAAGTGCGCATACTTGGTTTTGAGAGATTGTAATAATTTGTCTACCATAGATGTACAATATTTGTTTTTGCAAAAGTAGGGGGTAAAATGGTAAGTAATGTAAGGGGAGTTTGACAATTTTTTGACATTTTGAAGGGGGACGTAAAAACAGGGGGATAATGTGGTAATTTTGCGTTGTAAACCTTTAATTTTATTGTAAATGGAAAAGATTTTTATCAGAAACCTTAAAGGAAATGACAAATTGCTGCACTCTATGTGTGGTAATATTCTTTTTGTTGTGTCCTTCGTAATGGCTTGGCTGTGTTATTCTTTATGGGCAGCCTTTGGTATTGCCGTTGGTGTGGTGCTTCTTGTAGGGCTTGGTAAGGAGTTGCACGATAAGTACCTTAAACGTACTTTTATTGATTGGTGGGATATAGTGGCGAGCCTTACGCCTTACCCTATTGTGAAACGTATAAACAGGAATGCTAATGGATAAGTTTATGAAGTGGCTGCTGAAAGCCAAAATAAAAATAGCGATATGGGTAACGCCTTTGGTATTGCTTTTTTACTTTGATGAAAGGATACATCTGAGGGATAGGGTGTATTACTTCTTTATTGCTTTTTTAAAAAGTATACCCTTGCTAATGTTATATTCTTATTTCACTGTGTGGAGAGAACAAAATGAACTTTTTTTTGTGGGCATTAGCTTTGTACTTTTCCTTAATATGGTGGTAGGGGCTACTTATCACGCTAAGGCGGGTACTTTTAATATACACGATTTCTTAATGGGAAATATAACTATTATGCTTGTGATTGCGGTGGTGTATATATCGCTATCTATCCTCAGTATACCGATAAATGAAACGGATACGGGTAAGATATTCCAAAGCACGGTGCAATTTATGACACTGATGTACCCTGTTAGTAAGATTGTAAAGAATGTATTTGTCCTTACGGGTGGTAAATATCCACCAAAATGGATAATGAAGGCTCTCTATAACTATGAAAAGAGTGGCAAACTGAAAGATTTCTTTGACGATATACGAGGGGGCGATAAAACAGAAGTATTAGATAACAATAAAATAGACGAACAACAATGACACCTAAAGAATTTATAAAACAGTACAAACCCTTTGCGCTTGAGACGGAGCGCAAAACGGGTATTTCGCACCTCTTTACCTTGGCACAAGCCGCGTTAGAGAGCGGTTGGGGTGAACGTACATTTGGCAATATGCTTTTTGGAATAAAAGCAAGACCTGAAACACCAGCCGATAAAAAACAATTGTTGCGTACTACTGAAGTGTTATTGAGTGCAAATGTTGTATTTCCTAAGATAATCAGCATTAAGAAGCGAGCAGATGGCAAATATACTTATACCGTGTTAGACTGGTTCAGGAAGTATGAAACTCAAGAGGAATGCTTTACTGACCACGCTCAATTTTTTCTAAAAAACAAGCGATATGCAAAGGCATTGGAAGTAAGAAGCGACCCTTATAAGTTTGCTGAAGAAGTAGCAAAGGCGGGGTATGCTACCGCTCCTAATTACGCTGATAGTTTAAAGAAGTTAATTAAAACAATAGAAGAAAATGACAGCAGAATTTAAAGAATTAAAAAAGGAATTGGATAGCTTACTTACAAAAGTAGAGCAGTTGCCACGTACAAGAGAGTTATCACTTGTAATTACAAAATTAGAAGAGGGTACAATGTGGCTCGAAAAAGAAATTAGAAAACAAGAAAAGTAGTTATGAATAGAATAATCATTGCATTATTAGCGTTCCTCTCCTTGATAGGGTGTAGGACACGAAAAACAACAATTGAGGAGCAAAAGCAGGTACAAAAAGAGCGTATTATAAAGTACAAGGATAGTACGGCTGTTTTTCAGCATAACGCGCAAACCTTACAACTCGATACGTACACCTTGCAAGAATATGAAGTAACCCTTGAAAGTGATAAGGATAGCGTGGGGAATAGTAAGGAACTGGTGTATTATCGTATTCGTGATGGTGATAATGAAACTATAAGGGTAACAGGTGGAAAGGTGAAGATAAGTGGCAAAAGCAGCCTTTCTAATAGCCTAATAGAGGCGAATAGTACCCTTACTAATACGATTACTCAGAAGACTGATGAAAAACGATATACAAGCACTGAGACGACTATTCTTCATAAAACAAAAGAAGTGAAAGGAATAATAAAATGGTGGTGGATAGCGGTTGTGCTATTAGCCGTGTGGATTGGTTGGCGATATAAGGTATTTCGGTTTTAGTTAGTGAAAGAAAAAAGGCTATTAGCATTGTGCTGATAGCCTTTTTTGATTGGTGATTAGTGAGTGATTTACTGCTCCGATTGGCTTTTATCATTAGTAGTTTGACCATTGATAATAGCATCGCAAACCTCGTGAATGTGCTTGTAGAGTTCAATATCTGAGGCTTGGAAATTGTCGTTTTGGATATTGAAGCCTTGAGCGGTTGCTGTACCCTGAATGGGGGTTGCGTATTGGTTGCTATCGCTGGTACGAGTTGCTGAAAAAGCGACTGCTGTAGGG